GTGGGTAAACCTAAAAGCCCCATATATCACTTGCAATCGGCTTAATAAGATTGAAAACCACATAAGCACAATAACAGAGATTTACAACACAATCTCACAAAATGTCTAAAGAGCATCCGAAAGGGTGCTTTTTTAAATATAGGAGCTATCCGATAAATAGCAAGCATAGAGCTGATGAGAACAGCGTTAAAAATCGTATGCAGAAAGGGAAAATTATGACAAGAGATGAAGTCAAAAAGATTTTTGAAGGCGCAACTGATGAACAGATTACAGCATTCCTAAACTCTTCGCAAAAGGAACTTGCTGACGCAAAAGCAACAGGAACTCGTTGGAAGGAAGAAGCCCAAAAAGCATCCGAATTACAGAAAAAGATTGACGAATTAGAAGCTGAAAAGATGTCTGATTCCGAAAAACTACAAAAGCAGTATGAGGATGCTGTAAAGCAACTTGAAAGTGTAAAAAACGAACTTGAAGCTAATAAGCGCAGAAGCACTTTAAAAGAGAGTTTAGCGAAGCAAGGCATTGTTGGGGAAAATTCTGACAAATTAGTTGAGAGTATCATTGGTGGCGATTTCAATGCAGAATTACTTGGCGAAATCATCAACACAAGGATTTCAGACCACGACAAAGAATTACTTACAAAGATGAGTTCTAAAGGCGGAAATCCTGACAAAAAAGAGAATGACAAATCTGACGCAGAAAAGATTGCTGAAAGGTTTGTTGAAGGTTCAAAAACAAAAGGACCTGAAAATATTTTAGAAAATTATTTATAGGAGGTAGAAGGAGATGGAATTCACATCTACGACAATTCTTGGGGAAACCCAGATTTTAAAGAGAAGCCCATTTGAGGCCATTCCCTACACACTCGATTTTACTAGCGTGACCGACACAGATTCCTACGGAAACAAGATTGTTAAAGCAGGAACTCCTATCGGTGCAAGCGGTACTGTCGATAACACAGCAACAGTTGTGGGTATACTTCTTTTTGATGTCATCGAGGAGAGACCACAGGGCGCACTTTTGAAGAAAGCATATATCAATGAGAGCGTTGCTGAAACATCATCAGGAGTTACTTACGCTGATGCTATGAAGGCAGCTCTTCCACAGATTGTGTTTGAGTAATTAGGAAAGGAGAAATAAGACAATGTTACCATCAGAAGTTTACACAAGTAAATCTATCGCACTTGTTGTTGAAGATGCTAGAAAAACACAGGTGCCATTTTTAGGTTTAAATTGGTTTCCAGAGGTAAAGGTTGCAGGACTTGACTTAAAGTGGGTTGAGAGAGAAACAAAACTTCCTGTAATTCTTGCACCTTCTGAATTTGATACACTTCCTACTCTTCGTGCTAGAGGTGGTGTAGATATTAAGAAAACAGAAATGCCATTCTTTAGAGAGGAAATAGACTTCAACGAGAAGGATATGTACGAAGTTTTGCGTATCAATTCTTTAGACGATCCATACCTTAAAGATGCACTTCGTGCTACATACAATGACGCAAAAGAACTTGTTGCTAGTGCAGAAGTCAATCCTGAAATCATGCGTATGGCTTTACTTATGCCAGTAACAGGAGATATGGCATTTTCTATCGCTGCAAACAATGTTACATATTCATACAACTATGACGCATCAGGTGCTTGGAAGGCTACAAACTACACAGCACTTTCAGGAACTTCTATTTGGTCTGCTAGTTCAACAGCTACACCACTTGATGACCTTAACACAGCAAAGAAGACACTTAGAACAAAGGGCAAGGTTCCTAAGTATGTTCTTATGACATCAACAACATTCAATTACCTTGTTGCTTGTGAGCAGATTTTAAACCTTGTTCCTGATAAGACATATCCTAGTGAGGCTATCGTTAAGGGTATTATCGAAGCTAACACAGGTCTTAGAGTTATCACTTACGATAATGGTTATACAAATGCTAGTGGCAATGCTACAACATTCCTTCCAGATGGCTATGTAACACTTCTTCCAGAAGGCGCTCTCGGAAAAACAGCATTTGGTAGAACACCAGAGGAACTTGGTGCAACAGTTGATACATCTGTTGATGTGTCTGTTATTGGTACAGGTATTGCTGTTGCAGTTAAGGGCGAATATGGCGCACCATTAAAGACAAAGACAATTTGTTCAGAAATTTGTTTACCATCATTCGAGGGTATGAATAGCATTTACGAAATTAAGGTAGTTTAAGAGATAAGGAGGTACCGATATGTCAGTATATTCTTATTCAGTAAAACACAATGGTATTTTCTATAAAGCAGGTGCAGAAGTTCCTGACGATAAGCCTAAAAAGGTTGAAAAGCCTGTTGTGGAAAAGACGGAGGCTACAAAGAAGTCTACCACTAAAACTACTACAAAGAAGAAATAATTAAGGAGGCAGTAACATGAGTGCTGAAGAATATTTGGGTTCGGAGGTCTATGAGGAAGTTTTGGCAGACATTGAAGCATCCATACCGGGTGTTGATTTTACCGACACAACTAACTTGAGTGCGGTTACTGCCAAACTTAATAATGCCATTAGAGAGGTTGTTAAGGCTAGAGACTACCCTGACACATATACCGATGAGAAAATCACTAATGATTTACAGAGGTTTATTTCTAACATCATAAACATTACAATTTATGACTTCCATCAAATTGGTGGTGCTTTTCAGGAAACACACAATGAGAACTCCATCAATCGTACTTGGGTGGATAGATCAAAGATGTTTAAGGGAATAAATAGATTTGTAAAGTAGGAGGTATATATGCTTACACTTAGATTGAATGAACAACCATTAAAATATAGCTTGTGGCAGAGTTCTAGCATTGAGAACTATACCGACTCAGAAGGCGAGGAAGTTACCCTGATTTTTGATGGAGAAGAAATCACAATGCAAGAAGGTGAACAGACGGTTATTTATGGAACGCCTGTTAATGCCAATGCAAACATCTCTCCGATGGGTAGCAAGGAAGCTGAAGCGGTTACTTATGGTATTGACACAACTTCATACGATGCGGTTATTGTCACTAAAAAGGACAAATTACCATTCGATGAGAAAACTGTAATATGGGTTGAATCTGAAATCGAATATGATGATGATAACAACCCTAACCCTATGTCTAGCGATTATATAGTTGCTAGAGTAAATAAAACCCTGAATGTAGATAGATATTTACTCAGAAAAACAAACCGTCAGGATGTGATTGCGGATGATTAGAAAAGTAGTCAGAGTTAATCTAACTTCTAAGAGTTTCAAACAAGCCTCCAAATCGGTTCAGGTGTTCAAAAAAGACTTTAATGTACGATTGCAACGCTTAATCACAAATCTTTCGTTAGAGGGCATCTCAGTGGCAAGAATAGTGGTTGAAGCAGGCAACGGAGACTTGGCATCACACATAGCATTCAAAAAGAAGGTCACAAGTGCTGATGGAAACATTAAATCAGTCATAGTGGCTTATGATACATCTCAGATTACTTCGAGATGGATAACATTAGTAGACGGTAGAGAAACAGTTAAAAAGGCTAAAATTAGCCCTATTTTAATGGCTGAATTTGGTAGTGGTCCTGGAGCTGGTGCATTTGAAACATTATCGGAAGCTAAGCAGTTTGGTCTTGGTAGAGGAACATTTCCCGGTCAGACTCATGCTTACGAAGAATATTGGCATTGGATGGACACCAACCATAAATGGCATACTTCTAGAGGTATTGTGCCTAGTATGCCTGTTCACAAAATGAGTATCTTCATACAATCAGAGGTTTCAAGAATTTCAAGGGAGGTATTTAGCTAATGGCAGATTTATTTAATATCGATAAGCAAGTTGCCACAGTTTTAAGGGCAAAGTGTGTGTCAAAATTTCAGAATACCTTTCCAAACATATATGTCACGACAAGTGATAAAAATATTAAGAATCCTGCTTTTCCAAACATCTATGTCAAGGACCTTGAAAGCGTGACTATCGGAGAAACCATTGGTAGAAATTCTATCACAGGGCTTCGTTCATACATTCAGATTGAGGTCACAGACAACGAAAAGGAAAAGACTTGTAAAGACATCATGAAGTACATTATCAGTTTAATGACAAAGATGAAATATCAAATGGTGAGTACACCCTTCACAGACAATACAACTTCGGACTTTAGATGTATTTGTCGTTTCAGAAGGGCTTTAACCACAGAAACAACTTTTTTAGGAATTAAATAATTAAGGAGGTAAAGAAAGATGCCAGCATCAACAACACCAACAGCAACAACTGTGTCTACCACAGGCGTTACATCCATCGGTGGAACACTCTCATACGCTATCCCTACAACACCAGGTGCAGTTCCAACAACAGCAGGTTCTTTTGTTGAACTTGCAAGAATTGCAGAACTTCCAGAACTTAACGAGGAAGCATCACAGGTAGACCTTACAGCAATCAAGGATAGCTCAAAGCGTTATGGCCTCGGCAGAACAGACAACGGCGGTTCATACAGCGTAACAGTTCTTGTTTCTAATGACACAATCGCTCAGTGGGAAGCAGTACAGACCGATCAGAATGACGGAAACGGTGGAGAAAGAGACTTATGTTTCCAGATTACACTTCCAGATATGACAAAATCATGGTTTATTTTTGGTCGTGTTCCACAGAAGCTCTCAATTCCAAACATCACTAATGGTGATGATGCGGTACAGATAAATGTACCTATTATCGTTTCTAAGAATCATGGACTTGACACAAAGGTTGAACCAACATCAACAGACAATTCTTGATGACAATAAAATGAATTTTACGGAGGTCGGCTTTCTACGGAAGGTCGGCTTTCTTTGTATATGGAGGAAAAAAGAATGAATACTTTAAAAATTGAAAATAAAGATTACGACTTTGA